TCGGTGGCCGTTGCCAGACCGATCGACTGCCGTGCCAGCTTGACTGCATCAAGGCCGCGCCATGTGTCCCACGAAGGCCCGCGCAGGTGCCAGACATCGGCCGCCGACAAAAGCGGAGTGCTGCCGTCCTCGAACATAATTCGATACACGATCGACATGTCCCGTCGGCGCTCGACCATGACGCGGCTTGGCTCGATCGGGATCAGTTCAAGGACACCGCCGTCTTCACGGCGGCTGACATAGACATAGGCGTTGCCGGTCAGGATGACATGCAGCGCGATGGTTTCCCTGAACTCGTACCCGGACTGCCATTCGTTCGGCGCGCGACCAAGAAGCTCGACGATTGGATGGGCGACCTTTGGCCCTCGAACACCACGGCCGTCACGGCGATGAGCATGAATCGGCACCTGCGCCGTGCCTTCGCTGATCGCCCTGACGCAAGCCATGACTGTCGATACTTCCAGCGAAGACGTGGCCGAAACGGAATAACCTGCCCGGCTTTCCGACCATGAGAACCCAAGCGGAATGTCCGTCACTGCCTTGCGTTCGCGGCGAAAGGCCGAAGTGATCCGCGACAGGACGCTCATCACTAGACCGCTTCCCAGAACGATTTCGCGTCCTGCGCTTCCGGGTTACGCGCCATCAGCATGAAGGCATCGAAGGCCGCGACCAGAGGGTCGATCTTCGCCTTGCCAGCCGTTTCCTTGGTGATCATCACCGCGCTGCCCCGCTGTTCGGTTTTCGCATTGCCCAGGACCCAGGCCATCAACGGACGTGCTGCATGCACAAGCGTTCCGTCCTTCAGCTTTCGCTCCATTCCCCAGATCGCTGCCGAAAGTCGCGAGCCCTGCGGAATCGCCGCCATCTGGTCTTCTGACAGGCCCCGGAATGCCAGCTCGTCCACGATCGTGCTGACGCCGTACGGGTCCAGCCCGACTGCCCCGGTCCCGGGCAGCAAGCCGGCCTGAAGCAGTCTCTCGACCACGTCGGCAACGCCGGTCACATCGCCGGTCTTGTCGGCTGCCGACAGGATCGTAAGGTCCCCGTCAGCCTCGAATTGCCGCAGAATCCCGGCAATCTCCTTGCGCTGCTCAAGCACTTCCGGATGCGCCCAGGCATGGGTCCACAACATCCACCGTCGCGTGCCGCGCTCTCGTCCGATCACGGCCAGACCAAGCAGGTCGTCAAGCCCGCCGCCGTCGATGCCGATAACGGCAACCTCGCAGCGCTCCATCAGCGCGCCAAGGTCAGCGATATCGGGCTCGGCCGCGGCCTCCCAGAACTGCGCCCCGATCCATGTCGTGGCCCTGATGCCGACGCCGACCTCGATGTTCAGGTGCTGCGTCGCCCAGGCGATGACCTCTGTCTGCCCGTCTGCCTTCGCCCGCGCGAACCCGTCCAGTAACGCCTCGATCGACACCGACCGCCCGAGGTTCGGCGTGACCATCGGCCAGAGCGCAGGATCGGTCCAGTCTCGGCCTTTGCTCCGCTGGATCGTGTCCGGAAACTCGTACAGGACAGGCAGCAGCCTGACCCGCTCGGTGATCTTGCCGTCCCGCACCGCGCGGGCATAGTCAAGCTCGGTCCTGAAAACCCCTTGCGGCGGATGATCCGACTGCGTGGTGATCATCACCAGCAGGCTCTCCGGAAAGGGCAGCATGCCGCCCCTGATCTGCCGGATCACATCGGCCGCGTAGGGGATGGACCCTAGGATATGCACCTCGTCGATCAACGCAAAGACCGGCTTTGCCCCGGTCAGCACATCCATTCCGAACGTCCGGATCATCAGCCGCGCGCCAGTCACCCGGCAGCGGATCGTCTTCTTGTGGTCCTGGACATGGAACCGCTTCTGCAGGAACCCTTCCGGGTCCGCATCGATCATGCCCTTTGCCTGCTCGAAGGCCGTCTCGCTGATCTTCTGCGTCGGACCGATGATCAGCATGTCCGCATTGCGCCGCCGGTTGAGCAGCATGAAGGTCAGGGCGATGGCCGCCGCGCTCGTCGTCTTGGCGTTCTTCTTTGGCACCAGGATGAAGACCTCGCTAACCTGCCTGGATTCGTAGCCGCTGGCGCTCGTCGCCATCGATCCGAAGGCCGCGCGAACGATGTCGCGCATCCACTCGCCTGCAGCTTCCGCCAGCGAAGGTTGCCCCGGCACATCTGGCAGGCGCAGCCGGTTGAAGATCCCCACCGCCCGCTCGGCCGCCGCGGCATCAAGCGGCAGATCGGCAATAGGCGTTTCGCCCCGGGCGAGTTTCTCGGCCCAGTCGAGGCAGGCAAAGTCAAAGGGCATGTCAGTTCAGCAGCTCGCCCCAGCTTTCCGGCGGCGCCTTGGCGTCACGCTGCAGCGCGTCCTTCTTGCCGATCGGCGCGGCCGCCTTGGGCTTGGCCGGCGAAGTCGGCGCGACCGCTGCCTTCGTGATGGCCAGAATTTCCTTGGTCGCGCCGACGTGCCCTTCCTGCATCTTGCGGACCAGCGCCTGCATCGCGATCCCTTCCATGAACAGCGCGCCGTGCTCCAGCTCGCGGGAGAAATGTTTCCGCAAAGTCTTGTCATCGCAGCCCATGAAGGCCGCGACTTGCGCCTGCGACCAGCCGCGCGCTCGCAGGGTTATCACAAGCATCTGATTCTCTTTGCTTTTCGCAAACGATGGACGCCCCCGCGGATCGCGCAGCGGACCCACTGGATGACCAAACAGGTCAAGACCGACCCGGTCGGCCTCGAAATCTGTCTCGGCCAAGGAAAAAACCTCCGAATGAGTAGCACGCCGGTCTGGCCGCTGTCGGCCTCTCGACTTTCACCCCCCCCCTCCCTTTCGGGCGGGCGGGTCAGCTGGTCGGCAGGCCGGCCTCGACCCGCTGCTTGTGCCGGTCGTGGCAGGCCTTGCACAGGCACTGCAGGTTCGCCGCGTCCCAGAACAGACGCTCATCCCCTCGATGCGGTGTCACATGGTCGGCCACCAGCAGCGCCGTGTCGGTCTCGACCGTGCCGCACCCCGGCCACTGGCAGGTGAACAGGTCCCGCACCAGCACCGACCATCGCAGCCTCTGCCAGCGCGCCGTCTTGTACCACGCCCGCCACTCGACGCGCTGCGTCCGCGCTGCCTCGGTCGATGCTTCGATGTATCGGACCCGCAGCGGCATCTGGCGCAGCGCCGACGGCAGACGCCTCAGCTTTCCCACCTTGCCCCCGGAAACGACAGCGCCCGCGCGGGGGTTCCGGCGGGCGCAACTTCAGATCATGGCGTTCTTTACGAGTTCGGCTGACCCGAATGTCAAGCCCTTTCACGCTCGCACATCGTGCATCCTGTCCAGCGCCGCACCGAGGCAGCCCATCAGATCGGCCCGGTCCTGCCGTGTGGGAAGCCGCCCTGCATCCCGCAGCACCTCCGAGATCGTCCGGCCGGCCAGGCACACGGCATCCACCAGCGCCCGGTCAGTCAGCCCCGCCTCGCCTTCGCAGGGCGGCAGCGCGGCGCCCCGCCCGATCGCGGCCCGCAGCCGCGCCAGCTGCTCGGAACGAAGCATCACGCCATCCATCCAGTCGCGCGCGCCACCGCTGCCCGCACGCGCCCCATCCAGAGCCGTGCACTTGACCCCTTCCGAAGCAACCCGCTCGGCCAGCGCAGCATAGGCCCGACCGGCCTCGACCTGCGCCACGGTGAACAGCGCACCCCGCCCGCCAGCCCGGCGATGCTGCAGCGCCATCCGGTCAAAGGCATCGGCCGCGCGAACGGGATGAAAGCCGTCCTGCGTTGCCCGGCGCACGCGCGGGCCAGAGGCCGTCTGGACCGTCTCATACTGCGGCGCCACCATCTGCGGCCCGCGCGCCGGCGCCGGAATGATCTCGGGCGATGCCTGCCGCGGCGCCACCGCCCGAAGCCGCACCGCCTGCACCGCTTCGTCCTCGGCCTCCAGCCACGCTTTCACCGCCTGCCCTGCCAACCGTGCCGCCATGTCTTGCCCTTCCACCATATCTTGTGCCTGCATCCTGCCAAAGCGCGATAGCTTGAACCCCCGCGCTGACTTCCTCCCGTATTTCGCGACTTCCTCCCACGTTCCTCCCATGAAACAGCAATGAGGCGATAACCCATCCCCTTGTTATTCCTTCGTCTTTTCTTTCGCTGAGGAGGATGGGGAGGATAGGGAGGTATTTTTCAGGGTAACGCGCAAGAGAAGTGTTTCCCCTTGCCACCCCATCAGATACGCGCGCGTGATACCTGCCAAATCACCTCCCCATCCTCCCTGTCACTGGCCAAGCCACTGATGCGCCTTCGCTTTCCCCACACCCCGAACATCCCTTCATCCTCCCGAAACGGGGCCGGAAGCTCCCATTGCTCCCGCAGATGCCTGATGAAAGGGTGCGGGATGTGCCAGCGTCAGAAGTCATGCGCATCGCCGCCTGCATCAAGGACAGCCGACGATGTCCCCGCGGCCCGCTTCCACTTGCCCTCGGCAATCGCGCCGTCCATCCGCCGCCGGAAGATCGCGGTCAGCGCCAGACCCTGATAGCCCGACACCGACCGTTTCGATGCCATGAAGCTCAAGCCTGTGCGCGGGTCGCGCCATCGCTCTGCCTTGTCGCGCAGCTTCATCTGGAACTGCCGCCCGCTCCATTGCGTGCTGCCCTGCTCGGCCATCCAGAAGTTGAAGGCGTCGGTCAGATCGGCCGAACGTGTGAACGTGCCGGCATCGCCCGTCACCTCCGCGCAGGCATCCAGGAACAGCCCGATCGGGTCATTCTCCTCGCGATAGGCCTGGGTCGCATCCGCCACCTGCTGCGGCACCTGCAGGCCACGTTCAAGGTAATCGATCAGGCCGTCGACCAGCCAGTTGAGGATCCCCGGAGCCTCCTCGAACAGCTTGCGCCCAAGGTCCCGGTCACGCTCGCGCTCTGGAATCTGCACGTTGAACATCACCATCAGGACCCGGCGCCAGATGCCGTCATCGGTGCCCCGTATCTCGGGCTTGTGGTTGCCCGAGATGAACAGCTTGAACACCGGCTTGACCTCGATGAAGTCGGAATGCAGCGCCCGCACCAGTATGGGCTCGCCGCCGGTCAGTTCCTTGATGATGCCTTCCTTCAGCCGCTCGCCCTGTTCGGGCTCCGAGGCGCGCACCAGACGCGCGCCCATCAATGGCACAAGGTCCGGCGTGGCATCGGCGCCGCCACGCCGCGTCTGCCCGGTCAGCGTCTCGATCTTGGCCGTCGCGGCATAATCGCCCATCATCCGTGCCATCAGGTCGACCAGGACAGACTTCCCGTTCGCTCCGTGCCCGTAGAAGAACCACATCCGCTGCTCAAGCTCTGACGTCATGGCCAGACCGAAGGACCGCTGCAGAAAGCCCCGCATCTCGGCGTCCGGCATGATCCGCTGCAGGAACGCCTCG